CGCACCACAGGTTGTATAGAACAACCTTTTGGGAGTAGTCAGATCTACTACTCTATATGAAAGGTATGAGGACGAACACACTCATACACGATAATAAAAATATTATGAGAGTCATGGTAAGGAACTTGTATACATAGATATCCACCTGCATCCTGGCTGACAATAGTCACTTACACCCTCACATTGTGAGGTCACCAACGCAGCGTTTCCATCTGGTCTTATGTACGCAAGTCATAAGATTATAAACCAGGGTAACGTGTGTCTCATCAGAACGTTCCACGCCTTTCGGCAGTACTAGTTCCTCGCACAGATACGTAGGTTGGCCCTTATGGTCATGATCCAACGGCGGCCCGCCGGGGAGAAGATAATTGATGTAGAGACTCAAGAAATGAAATTAGACAGCTTCGAAGATAAGATTAATGCCATAGAAAGTTTGGCTATTAGAGTTATTGTTCTTGATCAACAAAGCAGCGACGATAGGTTCAGTGACTTCAAGAAGACCAAAAGCATTAACATGCATTTGTAATAGAAGCCCATCTGCAGAGGTATCCATAACATATTTGCTTAAATCAGCATCATAGTGACAGATACGTACAGTAAAGAGACCGTCCTTTAAAGTATTATATACTCCCCCGGAAGTTCCGGAAATGAAATTGGAGTAAACTTTATAGAGACCAGGATCAATACGAAGACCATAGCCTGAAGATAAAGCTATGGGTGCACTGTCCCAGTTAAATGACTTGCTTGTAAAATTTTGTATAGCAAGCTGACCCTCTTCACCTCCATTTACTGTAACTGAGCCACTATCACGGCCAGCGAGGTATAAGGATGTGTTAGATCTGGGAGCTTCAGAAATGAAGTCCGGTTGTTTGTCTTTCAAAACAACATCGTATTCGGCTTCAATGTAACCAACTGCATCAGCATCTAGTTCAACGCTGATGAACAATTGTCCTATATCGTAGGTCTTGAGATCAGAACCTGCGATGACCGAATTTCTGGTGAACAAGTTCTTATTTACACCAGGAATAGCGAAACTAGCGGATTGCCAAGGAGATATGGCTTTCCAGAAAGTTTCTTGACACATCTCTCTGTTGTTACGAGGGGTGGGATCAAGAGCATCATAATCCCAAGCGAACACAACTTGACCTGTAGTTGTGGTTGGACAAGTTGGTTTATAACGGAACACAAGTCTCTTAAACATATAACGATCAAAACTACCAGCGATATTACTCAACCAAGGAAAGGTTGTCATTAAACCTGGATTTATTTGGTATCTTCTGATACCAGTAAACTCGCTAGCTCCGATTTCACATATTCTTTCGACATTGTGAACCGGGTAATCGTTAGCGTTTCTTGGATTCATGGAAGATGAACCCATAGCAATAGGGGCACCAGGTGCTCTGTTGTTGGTTCTTCTACGTGATCTCCTGGTAGTGTTAGTAATAATAGTAGTCGTTGCTGGGGTGGAACTAACGGAATTACGGTTAGCCACCTTCTTAACTAATTTCATAGCAGCGTTACCTGCAGCTTGTGCCACAGAGTTAATTAAATCCTTATTATTAGTATATAATTGAGCCGCGGTTCTGGCAGCTTGTATAGCTGGAACATTAGATACGGCTTGAGTAGTATATTTGATAATTTGGTTGTTCATCTTGTATGGGATCCACGTGTGAACGAACGCCGACTGTACATCTAGGGAAACATACATTGTATGTATGCTCACCCGTGCAGTCTGTCGACACTACGTAGACGGTGCTACTTGGTACGGAAGTATTAAGTAAAACCTCTACTCCATTGATACCTTTATTCAAGGATCTCCGGGATTGCATTACGCAGGAGGTCTTACACCGTTTTGGGTGATTTAATCCCCTAAACCCCATTGTCCAACAAGGTGACCCAACTTCTGTAGTAAAGAGAAGTTGAATCGTTGATCGGACGACGAACCATGAAGCGTTTTGGTTTATATGTTAATAATGATTTAAAGCCAGAACGTTGAGGAGCATGATATTTCTTAACTGCTTCCACAGTCTTCCAGGGTATAGACACAACCATTTCTGGTTTGTTCTCATAGTCTATATCAGACCACAAGATAGGAAGAACTGATTCATCTTCATGGATAAACTCTTTAAGGCTGCTAACAAATGGTAGATTAGGACCATATAAGTTGCTGTCTTGTAAATAGATTGAATTTAAGGACTCCTTCATCTTACGACGATCATGTCTTGTAAGTGTACCGCTCTTAACAGACGACTTATGATTACGATTAATACGTATAATACCAATACGAGTATCGTCCAGATCCCAGGCATCTACTTCCATTTTATGTAAAGTATAGTCTGCCCAGAGACGTTGGAAGTATGTAACATGAATAGACTTTAAATCAAGTCCTTCAGTACTAAATCCAAGTCCTCCAAGCTCGTGTGGAAGGAAACAATTAAATAATCCATTACCCGTACACTCGCTGATCCACTTTTGATTATAGTGGAAGAAACGGCGACGGGCGTTATCAGGACGTGCAGAACCCTTGATAACCTCATTATAAAATTCCCAGATCGGGAGGGTCCTGGTTTCAGACCTGGCCGTATGTTTACTTTGGCCGGTAAGAAGACCAACATTGTAAGTTGGCACTTCATCGAAACTAAGATTACCTGTTTTGGGATCATGGTTAATTCTGAAGAGAATAGAATTAATTGTCAAAAATTCTCTGGATATATAGTTCTTACCAAGAGAAAGTTTAAATCCGACGATGGCAATGTTCTTCTTCCAATATTCATAAAACTCATCATTAGCGGGGAATAATATATCATCTCCGTTTACCATAACCGGGAGCTCTTCTAACTTCAAGTGGAAGTCTTCCTCCACAAGAGTACTTATGTACTCGTCCATAGCCATCCAATAGGCTACGACATTAATAATACACAAGATTGGGAATGATAATACGCTTCCCATCAACTGACCATTCCTTTGGAGTACTGGTTCCAAACCAGACTTTGGAGGATAATGTACCATTTGAGGTCCGATCACACCAGTGATTACTCTTCTGATATGATCTGGTAATTGGGCCCTATCACAAAATTCATTAAATACGAGCATTGTCATATGAATGTTTACACCGTCGGTAGCAGCAGAATAATCGCCACTAACATATTGATCAAAGCCGAGATCGATGCTCATACGATCCTCGAGAGCTTTTCTACGATACTCTATCATGTAAATATCAGACACTTCAAGAGGTCTTCCAGTAGCGCTAAATTGAGGGTATTCCTGTAAATAGTTCCACATATACTTTTGCATATGTCTCGCTATCCAATAAGGTACAGCTTCACCCTTTGTGATGATTCTGACCTTTAAAGGTTCACATATACCATGAACCATAACATTAAGATTGCTTTGGTCATCTATTAAATCATAGACGGCAGGAGCAACATCCAAAACATATCTATAACGTAGTTGGGCGGATAGAGTCGCTGAATTTATGAAGCGTCTTCTATCTTCTTCATCGATGTTATAGTACCTAAATACTTCATCGAGATCCGTGTAAGAGTTTATTTCATCAATAAATTCCCTTACAGCTTCACGACCACCACCCTCATCCCTCTTCTTTTCAAAACAAGCAGATGTGCTTGCTTCATAGAGTCGATAATTCTCTATGGGACGGGCGTCTGAAAGACATTCCTTAACCTTAGAAGTGAATTTCGATTGGATCTGATAACAACTGGTTTCAGGTTCTTCGAGCATTTGCTTTCTATGTTTTTCATAACTGGCTTGAATAAATTCTTCAGGCACAGTATAACAACCCCTCTTGATTCCTTGAAGAAATGATCCCCAAAGACCGAGGTTTGTTTTATTGTGAGAAACCAGTCTATTCTTCAAGAACTTTCTCAATTGTCCTTTGAAGATTAAAGGATGATATTTTCTGTTGGGACCTACAAAGTCGTCAGGAGCAGGGAGTTCGTCACCCTGTCCATTATACCGAGCCAAAGGCCAAGCGGTAAAGTACTTTGCATTCTTAACAAATTGTACAGGAGTCCAGTCTCTACTTATTGTGAATAATTCGAGTTGACTCTCTAAAGGAAAGTTGAAGAACTTAGGTAATCGATCATTTAACACTTCATATGTAGAACGACAAAAATGAAGTGCACTGATTACCATCTTTCCTTGTATTGTCCATTTCCTCCTACTTACACGTCTGAGACCTGTATATGTACATAAAGCCCTAATGAGAGGCTGAGGTACATTACGGTCAAACGTGAAGCATGGACTAGTTTCCGTGCTTCCACAGACCAAGTGGGATATCAATTCATCGACGAGCTTGAGGGAAGAATACTCAGCTCTGGTTGTTGGAACAACTTGATTCATTCTATATGAGTCGAGAACCA